CCTGTGCTTGGCCGGCCCGGTGTCGCCGCCCCTGCCACTATCCCCCCCGCTAGCGGTGGGGCCCCATCCGGTCATGGTCCTGTGGCTAGTGGCTCCGGTGGGGGTCTTGCTGCTCTTGCTGGTAATCCTTCTGCGTATGCGGATATTCAGTTGAAAGATGCTCAGCAGGAGCGTGAGCGTTCAGCTGCTGCTCTTAATGATGCTGAGGCTGATTGGTATAAGTCCCAGACTGTGGATAAAGACCTGCGCGAGCGTCTGATCAAGGCGCAGGCAGGACTTGCTGAGGCCGGAATTACTGAGTCTTCTTCGCGTGCAAGCTTGAATGCTGCCATAACCTTGTCCTACTCCATCGACAACGAGTTGAAGGACGCTGCTTTCGGCTACAATCTCGAGCTGATCAAGGCTGATCTCGGCAAGGCCAAGGAGGAGTACTACCAGCTTAAGGCCCGCACCGGCTATATTGACGATCTACTCGAAGGAGAGTTGCAGCTGCTGACTGCCCGTGCCATTTATTTGAAGGCTTCCGCCTCTAATCAGGAGCAGCTGGCTCGTGTGAATGAATTGACTGCATCTGATTTGGAGAATTGGTTTGACGTGAATTGGAATACGCAGGTTGAGGTTCCCATTATCAATGAGAAGGGCAAGGTTGAGCGTACGATCAAGATGACCGGCAAGGAAATCCGCAGAGAGTACATGAAGCTTAATCTGCAGGATTTCCAGTATGATATGTACACCAACCGCTGGGAGCTTCGTTCTGAAAAGAACCGGTTTGGCTACAGCATCGCCAATACTGCTGTTAGCGGAGCTATTTCCCTGGCTGGACATGCTGTTGGAGCAAAAGTCCTTTCTTCAGCTCCTCCTGTGCAGAGGTTTGAGGATGTTACTGAGGAGCTTGTTCCTACTCCCAGTTCGCTAGGTGGAGGTTGGACGAAGCACACTTCTACAACCAGCCGTCAAATTCGTCGCTAATAATTTGGAGTTTGTCTTTTTTATGCTTATTTTCGTCTTTGAACTTTAAATCTTATTCTATTATGTTATCAAATCCTATTAGTGAAGACCAGCGTAAGTCTTCTGTTTCTGACTCTGATCCGGTTATTTCTGTGTTGATTTCCAATTATCCTCTTGCTAATGGAGGTTATTTGGTTTCCTTCGGCCAGAATGGACCTGATGGTTCTTTCGAGAACTTTGATCCGGCTTCCTCCTTGGATTTTGAAGCTTCTAAGCTTGCTAATTTCCTGGATTTCAGCTCTATTTTCCTGCCTAAAGGATGTTATTACCTGCCTAATCTGGAGCTTGGAGATTTCATCCGCTCTCTGTCATCCGGCGCATCCTTCTTTGAGATGAATCTTCTGCCTGCTTCTGGTTCAATGCAGGGTTTGCTCTTGGTTAAGGTTAATGAAGACAGTTTTTTCGATCATGAGCAGGAAGAAGAAGACTAGAGGTAAAGGCGGTAAGCGAATCGTCGTTCGTCCCATAGGAGGAAAGGTTCTATGAGTTTTGTTTATTATCACCGTTTTGAGCTTGCCTACGCGCCTTTCTTTGTTAGAAAGCGTGTGGGCAAGTGTTTTAAGGTTCTGCGTCGTTTTCGGACGCATGAACAGGCTTCGGATTACCTCCGCTTTTTGACTGGATTGTACCCTGGTATTTATTTCGATATAAAGGATGTGTCTTTCCCCTGTTTGGATAAGGAATCGGGCGTATAGCTCCCGGACTATCGGCTTGACGGACAGGACAGTTCTGCTGATGAACCGTCCTTGGGATTATTTTACCCAGCGCCTTATGGTTCCCTGTGGCCGCTGCGAGGAGTGTCTGCGGCAGCAGCGCAATGACTGGTATGTTCGCTTGGAGCGTGAAACCAAGTATCAGAAGAGTCTGCACCGCAACTCTGTCTTTGTTACGATCACGATCGCTCCGGAGTATTACGACAGTGCATTGCAGAAACCCGCTTCTTTCATCCGCTTGTGGTTTGAACGTATCCGTCGCCGTTTTGGCCATTCCATCAAGCATGCTGTTTTCCAGGAGTTCGGAATGCATCCGGAGCAGGGCAGCGAGCCCCGTCTTCACTTTCATGGCGTTCTTTGGGATGTTCCGCACTCCTACAATGCCATTCGTGAAGCTGTCAGGGATCTAGGCTTTGTTTGGATTTCATCTATCACGGATAAGCGTCTTCGGTATGTTGTCAAGTATGTTGGTAAGTCTATCTATATGGATGAGCGTTCGGCTGACTTTACGAAGTCTCTTCCTATTACTGCAGGTAAATTAAAAACTAATCTTTATGACTTTCTTCAGAATAGTAGATACCGCCGCAAGTTTATTTCGGCAGGTGTTGGCGACTACTTGGGCGATTTTAAAGCTCCTGGTGTTGCTTCTGGCCTTTGGTCTTACACTGATTGTAAGACCGGTGTTGTTTATCGCTACCGCATCCCTCGCTACTACGATAAGTATCTTTCTCAAGATGCGTTGCTCTTTCGCAAGATTTCTACTGCTTGGACCTATGCTAGTGCTTTCGGTAGTTCTCTGGCTCTCGGCTTTCTTCGTGAAGTTGCTGAGAGGGTCCTTCGTCCCTCCGACTTTTCCCTTGCCGTTAAAGGAGGTTTTTCGCGCCTTGTGAAGCTTCGGGAGTTCTTGAGCAAGGTTAAGAGCCGGCCGAGTTTTCTCGCGGTGACTTCCGATGTTATTGACTTCTGGGTGGATTGTTTCGGTGTTAGTCCTTCTAATCCTTTTTTTAATAAAATAGTTTATGGGTAAGCAGCCTTTTATTTCTCATTCCGTTAACGGCTATTCTCGGTATGATATGCCCGAGAATAAGGCGTTTTCTGTTACGCCCGGTATCATTTACCCGGTGCGTATTCAGTTTGTCAATGCTCGCGATCGAGTTACCTTGCATCAAGGCATTGACGTTCGTTCAAACCCCTTGGGTGTTCCATCGTTCAACCCCTACGTGCTTCGGTTGCATCGGTTCTGGGTTCCCTTGCAGCTGTATCATCCGGAGATGCGTGTCAATTCGTCTAAGTTCGACATGAATGACTTGACGTTCAACTTCATTCTCGGTTGTGTGGACAACACTGGTGCAGCAGGGTATACCTCCCTCATGTATCCGCGCTCCGGCACTGCTTCTTTCTTCAGCCAGGTTATGCCGTTCAATCATCGTGCTGCACTTCCGAACAGCTTGATGTCGTGGCTTCGTATTGCCAATAGTCCGATATCCAATTATCCCGCTACAACTCTGCCTACTTCTACAACTTTGGCTAAGACGATGCCGAAGTTTTATTCTGTGAATGCAGATACTTATTTAGGCTATTGGGATATTGTCCGCAATTATTATTCGTACTCCTCCTGGGGTGTTTTTTCTTTCGCCCACCCCGGAACTTACCGGCCTGTTTTCTATACAGGCACCACCTCTTCGGTGTCGACGGTTGAGTATCGTTCGCAAGCTTCTTATTTTTGGCAGCGTTATGGCAACTTGGAGTTCTTGGATCATTACTACGAGACGATGTTTTATCCGAGGGATAGGAAGGTCTCTGCTGATCGTGACGAGTTATCGTGGAACCGCTCTGATTTGTTCGTGGAGATCCTTCGCTCTGACTTGTTCAATGAGAATACAATTGCAGCTAATCCGGACTTTTCCAAGATGCCTCAGATGTTTCCGCAGTCGATGAATTTTAATGTTCCGGCTTATGCTTTTGATGTTCAGGAACCCCAGGTTGATTGGAATAATGGTCAGGGTACTGATACTGGTTCTCCTAGTAAGGTTTATTTTGCGGCGACGTTGAACGTTCCTTTCCTGGCAGCTCATCCTATGGCTGTGTGTCCAAGTTCTCCCGACCGCTTCAGCCGCCTCATGCCGCCGGGTGACTCTGGTTCTGATGTTGATTTTACAGGCGTGAAGACTATTCCCCAGCTTGCTGTTGCGACGCGTCTGCAGGAGTATAAGGATCTCATCGGCGCCTCCGGTTCCCGCTATTCCGACTGGCTTTATACGTTCTTTGCCTCTAAGATCGAACATGTGGATCGTCCGAAGCTTCTTTTTAGCTCTTCCGTTATGGTTAATAGTCAGGTCGTTATGAACCAGGCAGGACAGTCTGGTTTTGCAGGCGGAGAAGCTGCTGCACTTGGCCAGATGGGTGGCTCTATTGCGTTTAACACTGTGCTTGGCCGTGAGCAGACTTATTACTTCAAGGAGCCCGGCTATATCTTTGACATGCTGACGATCCGGCCTGTTTATTTCTGGACCGGCATACGCCCCGATTATTTGGAGTACCGCGGTCCCGATTATTTCAACCCGATTTACAATGACATCGGCTATCAGGATGTTCCCTTTTGGCGTCTCGGCTACGGCTGGCAGTCCGGAGCTACGTCTCAGAGTATTTCGGTGGCTAAGGAGCCTTGCTATAATGAATTCCGCTCCTCCTATGATGAGGTGTTGGGTTCCTTGCAGGCCACTCTCACTCCCAAGGCTACTGTTCCGCTGCAGTCTTACTGGGTGCAGCAGCGGGATTTTTATCTCATCGGTTTGTCATCGCATCCGAATGAGGTCAGTCCTTCTCTGCTTTTCACCAATTTATCTACTGTCAATAACCCTTTTGCTTCCGATATGGAGGATAATTTCTTTGTTAATATGTCGTACAAGGTAGTTGTTAAGAATCTTGTAAACAAGTCTTTTGCAACTCGTTTATCTAGTCGTTGATATGTTGCAGTATATGATTGAAGACCTTCCGGAATACAGGTCCCGCGGTGAGCGGATTATGTCGGTTTTGAATGGTTCCGGTTCTGTAGATGTTTTGCCTGGCCGTCCGGATGTCCAGGCGTCGGATTCTGATTTCCGGAAAGGCGAGGATTATGATCCACCGCTGGACTTCGATCCGAACTCTTTTTCCCGGATCGACAAGTTTGATGGTTTGGAGAGTGGACAGGGTGTTATTGATGACTTTCTCGAGCGGCAGCGTTCTTCTTCGAATGCCAAGCCGGAGAAAGAGGATTCATGAGGTTTAGGGTTCCCGGAGGGAGTGCCTGAGGCATTTCCCTTCGGTCCCTTGTCCACTTTCCCGCCTCGCACCGCAGGTAGCGTATAGCACCTTAATAAACAGCACTTTATGTCGACGGAGTCGGCGTGCTGCCCGTATAAACTTATTGTTTTTAAAAGAAAATTACATATCCCTTTACTTGATGATATATGATATGTGCGCGGACCGAGTTTGATGTTTGCTTTGAACATCGAATTTGGATATCAAATTGCGGTTTTGATAGCGTATTTTCTTATGGTTTCTTATTGTTGTTTTTGTCATGGAAAAAGTACCGTTTTATCGTAAAAAGAGTTTTTGGACGTTGTTGATCTCCATTCTTACGGCTTTGTCTGTTTATTTCGCTGCATCATGCACCAGAAAGGTCGTCTACCGCTCTTCCGGTTTTCATTGCGATACTGTTGATGTTGAGGTTCGTTCCAATTTAAAGCTTCCGTAGTATGCCTCCTGCTTCTTTTATCGAGATGATGGGTCAGTCGCTTGGTATGAATGCAGCCAGTTCTGCAGGTTCTTCTGCTGGTGCCGGTATTGCTGATGCTTTGTTTGGTGGTATTTCTGCTCGTCGTAATTGGAAGTATAAGCAGAAGGAGATGGCATTGCAGCAGCAGTATGCCCTTGAGCAGATGTCCAAGTCTGCGGAGTTTCAGCTGGCTCATGACAAGCAGATGTTTGACTATCAGAATACGTACAATGATCCTTCTGCCGTTCTTGCGCGTAACTTGGCTGCCGGTTTTAATCCTGCTGCTGTTCTTGGTCAGTCCGGTGTCGGCGTCTCTGCCACTATACCCACCGCTAGCGGTG